GTTATTTGTTTTTTGTAGGTTTTTGCAATGGTTGTAATTTATGGTGCGCCTTCGGACGCGCTTTTTTATCATTCGGCAAGTGGGTCGGGCTTAATTACTGGTGGGAATGTTTCAGGAGGGCCAAAAATTAATGCCCCATTTTTATTCGGCATCGCGCCAGAAGATATTGTTGGTATATTTGGTGTTGATACTACAGCTACGTATTCCCAATAGAATACACCATTTTTGTCAAGTTGCAGTGTCAATTTTACGACAGAACCTTCCGATGTAATAGAAGTTTCATACCCCGTAGATACTTCACCGCTCTTAAGGAACTTGCCTTTTAATTTTAATTTTTTAAGTCCTTTGTGGTATATTATGTATGTTTTTCCTAATAGGGCTAAACAACTTGAAACGCTTTCAGTGCTGTAGGAGTAGGGTATCAAATAAAATATCATTTCTTCAAATGTAAATTTATTCTCTCCGTCATTAAAATTTAAATATATAATAGAGTCGGTTCTATCGAATCGGAGTCCTATCCCCCCTCCATTTAAATCTTCGGTGTAATAACTATAATTAGACTTATCTATAATTGTAGTGCTATTCCTCACAGAACCTGTCACCACACCGTTAAAGTAGCCCTTATCTGCCTTTATCGTCCCTTTAAATTCTCCTTCATCGGCATAGACCTTGCCTTTGAAGTAGTATTGTTGGTGTACTGGGTCGATTGCGACTTTCAGAATGTTGTGGTCTAATGCGTACATACCCACGACTGTATTGCCACCTATCTGCAATCCGTTAGACGACATCATGCAGCCTGTGTAAGTGCCGTCAATCTCTTTTCGGCCAAAGAACGCATTACCACTTGCTATGTAATTGTCACCAATCATGGTGTAGCCATTGAAAGCTTTCAGCCAATCGGGCAAGGAAACTGCTTTCTTGTCCATTTCGTTTAAGCACCAATCCGAAGCGTTTTTGCCCAATTCAAGCTTTACTTGATTGATAGCGATGAAATCACCGCTCGTGCCTATTGTTGCTCTGAATAGTAAGAGCGGACTGGAGTAAGTGCCGTCCGTGCGGACGCGGAAGGTGTAGATGTGTCGCACCCATTCTGCGGTTAGCTCCCATGTATGGCTTCCGTCATTCTTAAATGCAGTTTCTTTCACTCCGTCTGCTAATGGCATATCTGCGCTTGCATCAGACAAGACGCGTCCTCCATAATCATATACGTATGTGTTGATACTACCTGAGCCACGTGCGTAGAAAGATAGTGTGTACCATTGTCCAGAAATGATTATTGAGCCTAACGATTGCGAATAAAAGTCAAACTCGCGTTCACTGCTTCGCCATGCACACAAAGAGTTGATACCACAGAACGTTTCCATGTTGGAAGGTGTAGCCATGCGAATAAGCTGCGCATCATTCTGAATGTAGCCGTCAGCGGTTAATGTTGAGCCACCTCCGTATGGTCTACCCAATGTGACCATTGAGATGTCTGCTTGCGCGCCACTTGACAATCGTACAAGTACAGACTTTGTACCGCTAAGGCTTGACTTCGTGCAGAATGCGATGTAATGTCGTCTCCATGTTGAGGTCAATGCAAATCCTGCACTTGTGTCACTTGGTGAGCCGCCTACCTTTCCGTCAACGTAGATTGTTTGCTCGTTCGTATCGGGATAACAATATACAGTGGCAGTACCTGTGCCACGCATTGTAATGCCTATGACGTACCATGTCGAAGGGTTGAGCAACTTTGTTACATTATATTGGAACATGTCCGTCTGTGTTGATACCGAAGCCGAGAGCATATCCGTATCACCAACCGCTGCGCCCTCGTTTAAAGTACCATTAATTGTAGCGAGCGAGGAGCGGAAATTGAGCCACGTGCCAGCGTAGTTCTCTGCCCTTGGTGCGAAGTCGGTATGCACGAGTAGGTTGCTATGTAGGCTTATTCCGTCTGCTCCGTCATCACCTCGTGGCCCAATAGGGCCTCGTGGGCCAATAGGGCCTTGCGGTCCGTTAACACCGTCCTTCCCAACGAAGCCAATCAGCTCTGTAGTTTCAGTGCCGTCGGGATAAAATGTGCGTTTCCAAATGTACTTACCTTGCGCCACGTCAGTAGGGAACGTACTGCTCCAACCGCTTCCAGGCGCGCTCGTGCCATTATCACTAACGGCCCATTTGTAGGTCGTTTGGCTCTGTGGCCCCCATTTGATCGTGACATTGTTTCCTATCGTAACGTCACCTTTGCCGTTGTATTCGATAGCCCCTTGTCCGAGCGAGAACGAGCCGTCAGGGTTGAGGCTGTAGTGAGTGGTACGTCCGTCGGGTGAGAGAGAGATGATTTGCCCATTCTTGGCGTAAAGGCCAAAGCCGCCCGTGGGTAGGTAGCCGCCAAGGCGACAAGCGAGACAACCGACAAAGCTCTTGGAGGTGATACCAGTGAGTAAGTCGATAGCAGGTTGCCCCGTGCCGTTGGCGTGAATGTAAATGGCGCTTTGGCGTGTGGGGTCGGTAGCGTTGCCGTATTGCACCAACTCGTCGCCTACTTCGGGGAGTACCATTTGCCCTGTAATGGGGGCGTTGCTATTGTCGGCAAGGAGCATGGACGTGCCGTCGTCGGCCGTGATGAGGGCGGTACGGTCGTCTGTTACGAGTTGGGCTACTTGTGCGGTGACTTCTTGCGCGTGGTCGTAAGCGTTGACCTCGCCCGCATGAGGTTCGACAATGGCGGCGTCGAACTCCGACCTATTAATGGCCAACACATTGTCGTGGCCGCCTGCTGTGCTGCCTATGAAGCTAACTCTGACCCAATAGCCGCGAGCGCCATTCGATGTCCAGCGTTGGCAACGTATGAAGTCGTTCGCTTGGAAACCTCCGTAGCCGTGCGTGTCGTCTCCCTCTAATACTAAGTAATAGTTCGTAGCGTCCCCGTCCACGCTCTTCACGCGTCCGCAGGCTTGGCTGATGCCCAGTGCGCCACAAATGGCACGTATCTTTTCGATAACGAGTTCAAAGGCCGTGAGCCTTCCGCGAATGCGGAGGTTGTCGGCCTCTACGTAGGTCTGACCGTCCGCGGCCGTTTGTGCAGCCCAACCGCTGCCCGCGAAGCCATTACTCGCGAAGTCGGGGCTTTGTGCTGAGGCTTCGAAGTTGGTAGCCTTGCGGAAGGTGACGCTCCCCTCGGCCGTGTCGTCGTGTTGGCGGCTTAGGTAACGCTGATCAGCCGTACCCCATTGCGTAAGGTCGTCGGCCGTAGCGGCATGATCGGCTTCGGCGGCATGATCGGCTTCGGTGGCGTGGTCGGCATTGTCAGCATTCGTGGCGTCGTCGGCCGTGGTGGCGTGGTCGGCTGAGGCAGCCTCATCGGCAAATCCTGCCTTCACCTTGGTACGGACGGTTTCGCCCGTGTCGGTGTCGGTACTATCCAGATAGAGGTAGCCGTCGGCAGGAGCAGCGTCCAGCTGATTCAGCGTGTCGAGATTGGGGTGCGTGTGAGCATCGGCCGTAGCAGCACTGCCGCTGCTTATGGAAGCCCCACCGCCACCGCTGCTTGTGGCTGAGGCCTCAGCGTTATTGCCTTTGCGCGCTCTGCGTGGCGTGGCTGTAACGTATCGTGTTGTAACTTTATAGTCCATAGCCTTAGTTGTAGTTATTTAATGATTTCTTTGTTCCATTCCTCGGGTTCGAGCCTTACAAATTTAATATTACTCGTGCCGTCGTAGGCGCTGAGCACCTCACTTTTCATCATAAAGAGGTCCTCACTCGGCATCGCGCGGTCGGTGAAGATCTGTAGCGGTGAGAGCGGAGTAATGGCCTCTCCCTCAAGCGTAGGTACGCGGTGTCCATACTGGCTAAAGAGTAGCCCTAACAAGTCGTACTCAATCAGCCAAGGCGCAGACGTGTTGGTGCGACGCAGGAAACATCGTTGAGGAATCTCCGTCTGCCCAGGGCCAGGAGAAAACGAGTACCAAATTTTGTAAGCGCCTCGTGCCGTCACCCCCAAGTCGCTCCCAAAGGCTGTGCCGCAAATGGTGTCAATCTTTATCTCGTCCTTTGCGCTTGCGTTTATCCATGCGCTGTATTCTGCATCACTCTTCTCCACCGATTCAGCGATGAGGCCTTGTACGATCTCCAACTTCGGGAACTTGTAAAGCCACCACCTTTGCGTCCAATTCATACGTTGCCCACGTTTAGAGGTTTGCGTGCTAATACACACGTCGCGCAATCCGTTAGGGTCGGGCAACGACTTGTCGAGTTGGCACGTCTGAGGATTGGTAATGGGATATTCCTTCCCCTTTCCGTCCCTATCGTCGAAGATGATGCACCCTGTATAAATGGTCAACTCCAAGTAACCCGCAGTGTTCGGCAGGGGAATGATTTCGCCCTCCGTGGCGTATTGTTCATTAGTTCGTTCGTGGCCAAGGGTGTGTGTATGGTTCTTCGACCACCCTTGAATGCCGCTCTCCTCCTTTATGCTATCACTCTTAGAGTTGGCATAGTAGAGGAGGTAAGAGGGCGCATGCGTGAAGTATTTCGTATCGTCGTATTCAACCGCGACCCAATGCCCTTCGTTATTGTAGCCTTTGGCTTGGTATTGCGCTATGGCCTTGCCATTGCCGTCAAACAAGACGAGCGAGAAGGGAATGTAGCAGTAAGCCTCGCGCACCTTACACCAATTAAAGTTGTCCTTTTCGTTCGTTTCGTCCTTTGCCTCGGCAAATGGGTTGAGGCGCGGGTCTATCATCATCTCCATAGTGAGGTGAATGTAAGAGCGCATCACGTCTTCTGACACTTGATTTTGGGCCGCAGGGCAGTACACACGAGGGAAACGCATCAGCACTTCGTCCAACGTACCCGATAGGTCGTTGAAGGCACGCGTAACGACGTTTTCGCTTGTGTTAGCTTCGACATAGGCATAATGGGCGTCTCTCCCCAAAGGCGATTGTTGCCCATTGAGCGTGAGGTTATTGCGCGGCCAGCAATTCGTTAAGGCCAGCCACGCAAGGCCCTCACACGCTCCGCCCCCCGTACCCGTCTTCACCATTTTGAAGAAATGCGCATCGGGGTGCTTTTGCGTAAGGCCAGTGGCAGCACTATCAGAGGCAGAATGGAAGAAACGACTTATCTCGTACGTTTTGAACCCAGGGCCAAACATGTTAAACACGCTGCCCACCTCTGTCAGTCGGTCTTGTTTTATGGTTACGCTGTTGTCGGACAGGAGGTCGCCACCCGTGTAGGGCGAGAACTTAACGACGGCCGCTTGCGCCAACTTATCTACCGATAGCGTTTGCTCCGTAGCGTCCCATGTGATTTCTTCTACCTTGGGTGGATTATTGCGCAACGCATTCAAGTCGTACACCATGATCTTGCCCGCACGCTGCACGATACGCAAGGCAAGCGGTTGCAGCACACCGTTCAACACTTCGTCAAGCGTTGAGGCTTCACCGTCCTCATCGTAGAAGTTGGCAGCATCAACGTATAGGCGTGTAAGGTCACAATGCTCCCATAGCACGTTGTCGTTCATCTCTAACGACGTAAACACCTCTACTGGCACTGCGCTGAGGCCCACCTGCTCAAGGCAATAGTCGATGTAGTGGCGCACCGACTTAATGCCCCCCGTTTCGCCATACTTTAGGCGCTGCATGTGGCCGAAGTCAGTAAAGGTGAGTGTGACGGTGTAGTCCTTCTCCGACTGGTAAGGCTCTTCGTACGTTTCGCAGTCGAGGCCACCCACCCAAAAGAGCGCATCGTCAAGGTAGACGTGCGCCATGACATTGCCTGGACTGATTTGGAAGAGGTCAGTAAACGTGCGGTCAGCAGGACTTACGATGTTGATCGTGAGCGTTGCGCCACAAGTGGTTTCGTACTTTTCGCGCTCCTCCCATTCTAATTCAAGTGGCGTGTCGGCATCAAACGTGAGGCTACCAACGGAAGTGAAAGGCGCATTGGCCGCTTGCCATATTTCGACCCTCCACGTTTGGCCCTTGCAGTTAACAAAACTGCCAGCGTATCTTTTATGCAACATAGTATGTTTTTTTAATGTGCAAATGTGCGAATGTGCAAATGTGCAAATGGTCGCCTTTGTACGCGCATTTACAAATGCATTCAATCATTTGCACATTTGCACATTCTCACATTTGCACATTCGCCATAGGCGTTATGCTCTTGAAGTAATTTTGTTTCGTTTATCGGTAATGAGTTGCAAGTCGCGTCCGCTGATGCGTCCACTCACATTCACGTCGACGCGCTGCGCCCCAAAGCTGCTGCGTAAGGCCGCGAGGTTGAGGCTCGGCACCATGCTCGAAGGCGTTGTGTACTGCGGAGCTGAGGCCAAAGGCGCTTGCACCATGCGCCATAGCTGCAACTGCTGGCGACGGTTGATAATCATCTCGCCCGAGTTGACATTGGCCGTCAATCGATCGCCCGAATAGCTGCCCCCAGGTATGATACCACCATGCGCGTAGCTGCCGCTCGTGGCCGACTTGATAGAAGCTATCATCGTCAGCAACGTAGCCAATCCTGTAGCGGCAAAGGCTATCCACCCGAAGGGCGTAAGCTTACTTGCATCTTTCGAAGCCTCAGCGTAGCCCAACACCATCGTAGCAATGGCTTGTGCTATCGTACCCGCAATGTTGAGTACAGGCTCTTGCACCTGTGAGCCTAATTGCGCGATGCTGCTGCCCAACTGCTGAATGCTCTGTGCGCCCTCGCGCATCTTGCCCGTACCCTTTTCAACGCTTGTCGTGTCAAAGTCCACGGTGATAGGCTTCAATTTCAGCGACGACAACACCTTGTTAATGTCGTCCACCTGTTGTTGTGCCTCCTCCTTACTGATGAGGCCAATGTCGTAGTCGTTCTTGACGCGTGAGGCCTTCGTCTGCGCGTTGGCATACGACTTGCGCTTATCGCTTACTGAGCCAGTCTGCGTGTACTGCGGTTCTACCTCCGCTTCAATCGTTAGTCGCCCATTCGTCGCCTCATTAATTTGTGCCTGTAGCGCGTCCACCTTCGTCATGGCAGCTACTTTCGCCTCCACGGTCACGGCATTGTCGAAGTCCGTTTGAGCCGCGCGTAGTTGGTCCTGCAGAGCCTCCAGCGCAGTTTTCACCTCTGGCGCGTCAGGCTTCTCAATTCCCACCTTCACGGCCAACTCCTTGCGCTCTCCCTCCAGTCGTGTAGCCTCAGCCATCGCCTTCTTCGCTGCATCGAGGTTGTTAGTGCTTTGCGCCAGTTCCTTCTGCTTGCTAATCTCCTTGTCGTACCATTCAATGCTCTTCTCGTCGTAGGTGGGAGCGTTGTCGGTATGGGTGGAGGGGGTGTGTGTCGGGGTGCGAGTAGGCTTGTGAGTGGTCGTGGTGGCGTGCGATGGAGGCGTGTAGGCTGGCCTTTCGAGATTTTCGGCATTACCCGTTAACGCATTATGAAGCGCAGAAGTGTAGCCACGTCTGCCCGCCATAGCGAACACGGCATTCTTTCGTTGCGTCAAGTCGTTGGCGCGTCCAAGGTTGTAGTCACGGTCTTTTATTACGTTGTTCTGAAATCCCTTGGTGCGTGCGTTGGCCTTATCTATTTGTCTGTTCTCGCCTATCTGTTGAGCCGTGAGAGGCGTTCCGTCCACCTTATACGTGTCGGGGCGTGTGATGTCGATAGCTCCCCCATGTCGTTGTTTGTTGCGCTTGTTGATATTGTTCTGATATTCGTCGATGCGCCCTTGGTCCTCATCTGCCTTTAGTTGAAACGTGATGATTTGCTTGTTTAAGTCCTTCACGATGTCGGCCGCAGCCTCAGCCCAAGCCAATTCGTCCAGCTTCTTAATATACTTATCAATCGCTTCCGCATTCTTCTCGTATATCGAGCCGTCCTTACTGATTTGTGCGTGATAGGAAGGAATGATACTTTGCAGTCGCTTAATCGCACTCATGCGCTCCGCGTATTCCGCGTTGCTGTTGTGAATAATCTGCGTAAGTGCCGCGATGCGCGCTTTCTCGTCGGCATACTTGTCGGCCGCATTCTTCTGAATGCTATTCAGCGCCTCGCGGTTTCGCTCTGCCTGAGTGGTGGCACGTCGGTTCTCCTTTAGCGCATCAGTATTGTCTTCAATAGCTTCGGTCGACTTGTCGAAATAGCCTATCACTTTCTCAACCACAAAGCCTAAAGCCGCAATGGCAATGCCGACACCTGTCGAAGCCAACAACCCACGAATAGCTCCTTTTGCCACGTTGGCACTCACGCCCAAGGCTACTAAAGCTCCGCTGAGCACACGTGTAGTTGTGGCGCACGCGATAGTGGAAACTTTCCAAACGGTTTGAGCTACGGCAAGTGCTTTAATCCTAACGGCTGCGGCAAAAGCCGCTATTTTAAACTTTCCGAGTGATAGCGTTATGGTTTGGAAGGCATTTAAAGCAAGTCCAATAGTAGCCACAAAATTAAGCGCTGGCTTTAAAAACTTAACGGCCGATGCAATGTAGTCAGTTAATCCGCCCCAACTGTTCTCCATCTTTTGAATAGTTGCGCTGCTTGTACTGTCCACCATTTTAAACGATTCCTCCATCGTACCAGCACTGCCCTTCATAGCCTCAGCGTTTTCGGCAAATTTGTCCTTTTGCTGAGTTGTAAGTTGCCCAATGGCGCGTAGGCTTTCGGCTGATCCGAAGAGTTTTGCATACACCTCTTTCGACAACATGCCCGAGCTTTGTGCATACCCCTTCACGCTCGCATCGAGTTGTGTGAGGAACTGACGGAAGCCGCCCGCGCTCTTAATGGCTGCTGCGTTAAACTCAATGCCCATTTGTTGTGCCATTTTCGTAGCTTCAGAAGAGGGCTTAACCAAGGCCGTAAATACGGCCGCCAACTGTGTGCTGACTTCGGCCGTTCCACCTGTAACGCCTGTAAGCGAGGCAAAGGTGGCCATAAGTTCGTCAACGCTCACGCCCAACGTAGCCGCATCACCCGACACACGAGGCAAGGCTTGCGCCATTTCTTCAAACGACGTTACACCATTCTTGGCCGTCAACTGTATCTTATCTTGAATGGCGGTAGCGTCTTTCCACGATAGGCCGTAGCTCTTTATTAACGTAGAAGTGACCTTAACGACTTCGCCCAAATCGGCCACACCGCCCACACTCGCTTTGGCCGAAGCTCGCAGGTAGTCTATCCAGTTGTCTTCGGGTACGCCATTGCTGATAACTTGGTAAAGGCCGTTGGCCAACTCATCACGCGTGAGTGGTATTTCTTTCGATAGCTCCGTCACGCTATCTTTCAACGCTGCAAAGTCCTTGCCCCCTTTGCCCGCCATAGTGTTAGCTACGACCATTGATTTGGCAAAAGAGTTGCTATCGGCCGTGAGGCTTTGAAGTGCCGCGCTAACACTATTTACTGCGCCTATTATTTGGTTGACGTTTGCAAAACATTTGCTGAATTTATTGGTGAAGGTGTTGCTAAAGTCTTCAACTTCTTTCTGTACGCCATTAAAAGAGGCTTTGAGTTCTTTTGCCGACGTCACTGCGCTCACTAACTGCTCCTTCCCGTCAATAGCGAGCCTAAGGTTGAATTTTATTTCTTTTGAAGCCATATATTTATGGAGTTTTACTTGGTTGGTATTTTATAAAGTCACACCTTTGCGGAAACTAATACCTATTGCGATATGAAAAGCGAACAAAAACCGAAAGAGATCAAGATAAAGCTAAGTATCGATGTCGAAGACTCTAAAAAGAAGAAGTGGAATGAACTAACCTTGAAAGAAAAGGGCATTCAAATTTCTTGGTGTATCTTTAGCCTTTCACTTTTCGTTGGAGTATTGTTGTGTATCATTGTACCATTTACTGGAGTTGTTAATGCCTTGGTGATATATTCTGCATCGGCAATTTTTGTAGCTTTGCTAATTGCTGCCATATATTTGGCAATCTATGATGAAACCTTTGTAGAAAGACTACATACCCACGACAATACAGATTGGGATAGTTGATTTTTTGCGATTATCCTTGGGGGTGTTACCCTCTCTTTGCTCTGATAGAAGTAGCCTTCATCAAACTAACAAGCCGCTCACGCGCCTCGTCTTTACCGACTGGTGGCACGTGGGCGGCTTGTGTGTTATGGGCTTGGTCGTTGTCCCAAGGCAAGGGTAATAGCGTGTCGGGGGTGAGGCGGTTCTTTACGTGTGGTTGAATGGTAATGGTGGCGAGCATACGCATACGTTCCCACCCGTCGTGCATGACCATTTCGTGGCTTGTAGCGTAGCTATCGGCCACGGCCGTCCACTCCTCAGGCGTAAGCCCTTGCCAGTCGCGCAGCGTAAGCCCCACCGCCCCCAGTGCAAAGCCTAATTGCTTGGTGATGCAGAAGGGCTTTTTTTTTCGCCTTCGGTCGTGGCCTCAGCCTCAGCCGCCTCCGCTTGCATCGCGGCCGTCCATTGGTTTAGCTCGTCGGGACTGATGAGGTCGGCAAACTCCTCCAGCGTGAAGTTAAACTCAATGCCGTCAGCCGCTGACGCTGATGCCGTACAGCAGTAGAGGAACGTAAGCAAGTCGGTGAGGTCGTTCGTCATCTCAGTAGCCTCGCGTCCTGTTTCGCGCTTAAAGCGCAAGAATGCTCCCATTGTCTGGCGACATGGGAAACCCATAATTTTCATTTCGCGTCGTGCGGTGGCTATTGTGCTGCCTTTCTTTTGTGGTGTCATAGTGGTGAATTCTTTTTATTCTATTCTAAATTGTTAATAATTTGTCGCTCTCTCTCTGATAAGCGGAACACGGTCGTTTCCCTTGCGGCCTTTAACTCTGCGGCCTTTAACTCTGCGGCCTTTAACTCTGCGGCCTTATCGTCCGACACTAAGAGTCCACTTCCGAAAATGGCCTTTTTAAGGGGTCGCTGCGCGTCAAGGGCACGAGCGAAGGCCACTTCTTTTTTTAGCAATATGAAGGGGACGTTGTGGGCTATTTTGTGCAGCCGCGCGGCCGTAACGACGTTGTCGGGATAGGCGTAGACGGGGAGTGCTACCTTCTTCCGATTCTCTTCTTGTGCGTTATCGAGCATTTGATATAAATCGGGGGCGGTCATCGCTTTGACCCCGTCAAGGCAATGCAAGTTGGTGACGAATGCGGTGGAGACTTTCGCCCCATTCTCATAAACCACAGAGAGGCCGAGAATGATTGCCGTGAGGTCGTACGCGTCGCTCATATAGTCGAGAACAGTCAGCGAATGAGCAAACAAAAAGAAAGTAATATTGTGCTGTTCGTAAAAGTGGATAATGGAGTGCATTATCGAAAAGGGCGGGTTGTCAACCACCACCGCCCCTGGTGGGTATTGCTCTAAATCGGTAAAATCGCCCTCAGGCCAAAAGGGGCGCACTACTGGCGTGTCGGGGGTGATATACCCTTTCGCTTGTAGCCAAGCGATTAAAGCCTCGTAAATGGGTGTGGGCGTGTAGCAATCGTCTGTCGTCTTCTTAGGCTTAAATTTACCAATAAAGCCTTCGTAGTCAAGATGCAGCTCTTTGGCTGTCTTTCCTTTATGTATGCTTGGTTGTGCCATAGCGGTGGAGTCTTCCTTTTATTATTCCTTTATTTGTCGGTTGGCTATGATCAAGATGAGAGCCACGGCCAGTAGCGCCAGTGCTGCCCACACGTTCCATGTGCGGCCGCGCGTGTGTAGGTCGGTGCTAAGCGTCTTGACGGTGGATTGTAGTTGCGTGTTGGCCGTTTGGAGTCGTTCGGCCTCAGCCTGATAGTATATGCAGAGCCGCTGCAGGCTATCGCAGCCGCCCTCGATGATGATAGAAGCGGGCCGTCCCTTCTCATCGCGCTTTAGGCTCGCCTTCAAGTGGGCGCGCCCACTCGCGGCCGTAAAGCTCGCCCCCTCTGGTAAGGAGAGGAGGGAGGAGTCGAGCCTCAGCTCAAGGCGTGTAGTGTCAGCCCTTATCGGTTGCGTCCAAAGAGCGGTTGTCGTCCGTTCGTGCTGTGTCACGCTGTCTGTAGTCAGTACGTCTTGACTTTGCGCGACTTGGCGCGTTGCCTTCGTCGTCGAGCGACAACTCGTCACTGACAGGACAAGTGCTGCTATGAGGGCAACGCTGAATAGCTTGAATGGCACGTGTAAGGCGGTTGAGCGCATAACGTATGCGCTTATTCTCTTCGCCCAGTGCGTCCATTTTCTTTGTACTTCCATCTACTTTCTTTTGCGTTTCTAATAGTTCGCGGCTCACGTCTTCATACATGAGCTTATACGTATCGTGTACGCTCTTGGCCGTATCGGCCTTGCGTGCGCTGCGGTTGGCAAACCATGCTATGGCGGCACCAATGCCCCCCGAAGGTATTGCCCACTGGATTATTTGCAAGATAGTGTCCGCCATTCTTCCTTTCTTTCTTGTTGACGAGTTGACAGGTTGACAAGTTGACGAGTTGACGAGTTAACAAGTTGACGAGTAAGTTAGCTTACAAGACAAACTTACCTGTTAACTCGTCAACTCGTTAACTTGTCAACTTGTCAACTTGTTAGCTAGAGGTTTACTCCAATCTCGTTGAGCCACTTCTTTACGTCGAACGAAGGGCAAGCCTTACTGGGGTTCAATTGATTGTGGCCAACGATTTGGACCGTAGGGAAGCGGCGGTGGAAGTCCTTGACGTAGGCTTCGAGGGCGGTGCGTTGTGCAGCGGTGCGTGTGTCCTTCGGCCTCATCTGCTTATCGCAGCCGCCCGCGTAGACGATGTGGCGCGAGGTGGAGTTGTAGCCGCTTGCTCCGTTGGTCACCTCCCAAGGGTCGACTATCATGTCTTCATTATTCTTAACGAGCCGTTCTATGCGGCCGTCGAGGTGGACGAGGTCGGTATATCCTACCTGCTTCCAACCATGACCTCCTTTGCTCACGGGGTCGCAGTGCCAGTGGCGTATGTCGGCCGCTGTCACCTCACGGCCCTCAGGAGTGGCGGTGCAGTGGATTACGAGACGTTTTAGTTGCATGGGGTTGTTAATGTGCAAATGTGCAAATGTGCAAATGTGCGAATGATTGAATGATGTTTTAATTACTCAATGTGCAAATGCTTAATCAATGTGCGAATGTGCAAATGTGAGAATGATTGAATGATGCTTTAATTACTCAGCGTACAAAGGCGACCATTCGCACATTTGCACATTTGCACATTCGCACATTTATTTAGTCTGCGCTGCAGCCGCGGCTTCCATACCAGGGAACTTAGTAGGCATGCCCGCGTTTTCGAGGTTAACGCTATACGTAGCGTCGTCCTGCGCTGGAGCGTCCTCTTCGATAGAGGTGATCACAAACTTTCCTTCGAGGTAAGGAATTTGCGTACCTGCCTTGCCGTCGCCACGTGGGAAGCACTTCACGTCAACGGCCTTACCTACGCCCCAAGAGGCAGAAATCTCGGTGAAGCCGCTCTCCGTCTCGTCGTAGAAGCGGAGGCCGTCGGCACTAATTGTGATAGAAAGTCCTGTAACGCTCTTGTCCTTCCAAAGTCCTGCGCCCGCGCCTTGGGTTGCTACAGGCTTCACGGCTCTCTCCTTTGTCTCAGAGTTGTACGTTACTTTGTGGCTTGAACAGTGACCCACGGCCTTGCCGTCTAATGAGAGCAAGAGGTCACTACCATTGATATAACCAGTTTTTTCCATAATGAGTTATGAGTTTAATGAGTTATGAGTTTAATGAGCTTAATCAATGTGCAAATGTGCGAATGTGCGAATGTGCAAATGTGCAAATGATTGAATAATGTCTTAATTACTCAGCGTGCAAAGGCGACAATTTGCACATTCGCACATTCGCACATTTGCACATTGATTAAACTTACTTTTTCGCCGCCTTATCGACGTTGCGCTCGAAGTCAGTCCAAAGGCGCTGCTCGATGCCAGCCGCTTCGGTCTGTTCGGTCATGGCGAGAAACTTATACGGAGACATACGCCCTGTGCTATGGCCTGAGCGGCTATAGTCGCGCCACTTCTTCTGAGCGAAGCGGCCTTGGCGATATTGCGCGTTGCCCTTGCGACGGCCCACGTTGCGCTGTTTCGTACCTTCCTCGGCAAATAGGAGTACTGGTTTCTGCTTGCCCTGGCGGTTGGTATGTATGCCCTTCTTCGCTCCGTGGGGCTTAACGCTCACCATAAAGCCAGTGCCGTAGCGCTTGGGGTAGACGCGAGCGTAGACGCCCTTGTCCACCCCCGTTTTGGCCGAGAGGCCCGAAGTGCGTACCCTCGTCTGTGCGGCCTTTTTCAAGCGATTGGCCTCGCGCCTCATCGAGGCGGCAATGGCCTTGCGCTGCTCCTTAGGCGAGAGGCTGGCGTAAAGCTTTGCCAATTCGCGCTGGAAGGTCTGCAGCGCTTTCTCGTTGTCGTTATCCATTAGCAACGGAGTTTAAAGGAGAGCGACTGCAAGTAAGCATCGTCCGTCCACGACTCAGCGGCATCAACTAAGAAGGAAGAACGGACGGTTAACCCTGCCGAGGTGGTAATGCTCACGTTGTCAAGCGCTTCGCGTACGGCCTCAGCCAACGCCACAGAGCCATTGTAAGTAGCAGCATAACAGTCCACTACGATTGTGGCCGTATCGGCACTTTTGGCATTTTTGGCAACGGCCGTTTCGAGGGCCTCGCGATGATAGCAGACGTAAGGAAGCACGGCCTCATCTGTCACGACGGGAAATACTTTCGTTACTTTATCAGCTAACCTTTCGCTCAGCACCTCGTAGACGGCAGTGCCTGCGCTTAATACTGTTTTCATAAGCGGAGTATCGTCTTTAAGCATCACACGTTGACGCGCTGACAGAGGAGCGAAAGCATTCCCTTACTGCGGTTAGGCTCAATGGCCATAACGGTGTAGAGGTGTTCGCCCATGAGCTGCACGCGCCACCCCTCACCAATGGGGTGTACATCGCGTATGCGGAAGGTCACGATGTAAGCGGCAAAGTGTTCGCCCACCTCTTCACTCCGATTGCCCGCCCACTTGACACGCTCGGCCCAGATCGTTCGGGTCGGGGTGTAAGTGGTTTGCTCTTCGCCATATTCGTTCGTAGTCTGAACGGGGCGAAAGAGTTGTAAGTGATATCTCATTCCTCCCGCACGCATAGTCTTCTGTATTGTTTGATGATAGATGAAGCGCCCCACGGGATTTCACTGTACTGCTGCGGAGCATCGTTTTCGCGGTGGTCGTAAGCCGAGCCTCCTACCAACAGAATAGCTTGCACCAAGGGGGCGGGCAGTGACCCACCGCCCATTAGCTTTAGCTCATCGAGTGTGCGGTTTGTAGCGCGCACCACTGAAGCCTCAGCGGCATCAAGGCATTGCTGTAGGTAGTCGTCGTCGTCGCTAAAATCATCTGCGCGAACGTGTTTTTTAAATAGGGATAGGGCTACTTCTGACATAATATGAATGTGTGCTTAGTCTCTAAAGATTACTATTTCCATGACTTATCATTACAAACGTGGCTCTCCGCGCGCTCCGTTACCCCTCACCGAGAAGTTGAAAACCCCTCACCGAGAAGTCTGAAACCCATCACCGAGAGGTAGGAAGCGCATCGCAGAGCGCGTTTTTTACGACATTGCGTACTGTGCTTGCTCTTGCAGTTGCTTGTTGAGCGTGCTTGAGGGAAGAAACGCGACGTGGAGCGAGCGAATGTTCTTCGCGCTTACGTCGTCTTTGCTTATCTCGCCCCCTTTTGAACGCAATGTAGTGCGGAATGTGCCAAGTGAGCCGAGCTTTACCATACCGCCACTTTGTAACTTTTCGGCAATGGCCTCCTCAAAGGCACAAAGGGCCGTGAGTACGTCGGCATGGGTAAAGGTGGTGGACTCGCTTATGCGCTCGCAAAGTTTGTCGCGCGTGATAGTACCGCTATAGCTGATAGCGGGGAAGTAGCGCCACTTTTGGTCGCGTGAGTTCTTGATACTACGTGTTACTAATTTAATCATGCTTGTTGCGTTTTATCGGTTTTCTTCTTATTGGCTTTATAGACATTCTTAAAGTCGACGTTCTGGAGTAATAGCTTATTATTAATCCACGTCGAAGGCACGTAGCGCACGCGAGCTTTCTTGACGAGTTGACTGCTTACATCGTCTTTGGTCTCAACGCCTACTGACTTCGCAGTAAGGCGAAACGCCCCCAATGAGCCAAGGCGAACGGTGTAACCCGATAGCAACGCGTGGAGGATTTGACGTTCAAGTTCTTTGAGTACACCCATAGCGTCGGCACGCGTGAGGGTACACTTCGCGCTGATTTCAGCGGCCAAGAGTTCGAAGTCGGTAACGGCCGCAGGTAATGGCGCGGGGTAGAACATGTTCTCGCCAGTCTTAAAGTTTTTGCGAGCGAGGGGTTTGTATAGATAGGTCATGGGAAATGTGTAAATGTGTGGTTAATGTGCAAATGTGAGAATGTGCAAATGTGCAAATGGTCGCCTTTGTACGCTGGGTTAATGTGCAAATGTGCGAATGTGCGAATGTGCGAATGGTCGCCTTTGTACACTGAGTAATTAAAACATTATTCAATCATTTGCACATTTGCACATTTACACATTTGCACATTCGCCGAGCGTTTACGCAGAGGCGACTTTGCCCAGTGCAAAGGCTTCGGGGCGGAGCGTAGTCGTGCCGTAGTTGACGTTGAGTACGAAGTCAACGGCATCCTTGCGAGCCTGGCTATAGGGGTCGATGATAAACGAGATGTCGCCAAACATGCCCATGGGCTGGTAGCGCCAGTCGCCAAGACCAACAAAGCCTTCACCAATGTAGTGAGTGCAGAAGACGGGGAGGCCCGCGATGTGGTCGTTCTCACATACCATGATGCCAGAGCCCGCGTCCTTCGGAGTGGCTTCGGCAATGGCCTTCTGCGCTTGTGTCATAACCCAGCACAAGTTGCTACCATCAACGCCAGAGGCCAACACCTTTGCCTTCATATTGTTGAAGTCGGCAAAGGTAGGAGTAGCGCTCAGTGCGATCGGTTTAGCAGCCTTCGCCACGAATGGGCCTACCAAAGTAGTAGCCGCGGTAGCCTTCGTGGTAGAGAACAAGATCTTGTTCAGCAACATGGCTACTGACTGAGGCATTACTTTCTTCACAATCGTTTCGATGATGCCCTCCGTCTGGATAATCGTCTGACGCGTTACAGGAATGGCTACGCCAATGCGCTGAGGTGAAGCGGTGAGCTTTGAGAGTTTCACCTTCGTGTCGGTGAGCTCAACGCCCTCGCCTTGGATTTGTGCCTCAACGGCTTCGTAAGTGGGCCATACGTAATCACCCGCCAAGCCTGTAGGCATGGGGAGACCCACCTTGTCGAGGATTAAGCCCTCTACCAATGGGTCGAGAATGTCTTGTATCTTGAGCGGAATGATGCCGCCCGAAGTAGCGTCGCTCACTACCATGAGGTCGCGCATAAACACGATTTGTGTCTGTCGGCCAGCCTCCATGTTCTCACGCACCAATTTATTGGCGTCAGCAATAATGTTGGGGTTCTGCTGCGCTTGAGCGGCTTCAGCTTGCATACGCATGCGGAGCAACTCATTGTCACGCACGAGTGCTTCGTACTCTGCGCTCTCAGCCTGAGTGCGTTCGCGCTTTTCCGTCTCGCAGAGGTCGGCAATGGCCGAGATGCGAGCGCAGTTCTTTTGGTATTTGTCAACGATTTGACGTACCGTAAGTTTTTTGTTCATAATCGTAATGAATGAATTGTTATTAAATGGTTAATGCTTTAAAGTGATAGCTTTGCCGCGCTGCGCATGGCCTTTACTTGTTCCTCGACGCGGAGGGCGGCAGCGTTGTCTGTTGAGGGGGCGGGAGTCAATCCGCGCAGGTCGCGTGCGTTTACTTCCGTGTCGGGGTAAGCGGGCATGGGCGTGAGCGTAAAGTCGTAGATGCCACGAATAGCATGAATGGTGTAAAGCGTTTCAGCCTTTCCCGTCTCCTTGTTTTTGGTCGTCTCGCTCGTCACGTCGGGGGTGCGGTACGAACAAGAGAACATGAAGGAGCAGCCGTCGATGTCGCCACGTCGTACGAGTTCGAGCGCGCGGTCGCCGTCGTCTGTGTTGGGCGCATCGAAGGAGAAGTGGACGCCCCGCTCGTCGATGTCGTACTGTAGCGTACCCTCTCCGCGCTTGCTGCGTGCAAGCAATGTGGCAAAGTCGTGGTTCATGGTCATCTTGATGTCGCAGCCGTCGAGTAGGTCCTTCGTTATGGCTTCGGGGGCAATCTGTTCGCGCACGACTTCGTCCTCGTCCTCCCACAGTGGGGCAGAGGGCGTGTTGAACAGAATGGCATATCCCTCAATGGTGCGGCTTTCGCCCTCGCCCTCGCTGCCTTGGCGGCTGCGCACGTGGACGGTGCCTGAGGAGTGGAATTGTAATTGCTTATTCATAAGGCGTAAATGTGCTAATGTGCTAATGTGCTAATGTGGGAATGTGCTAATGTGGGAATGTGCTAATGTGGGAATGTGCTAATTTGGGAATGTGCTAATGTGTTAATGAGTGGCGCAGCCATTAGCATATTAACACATTAGCATATTAACACATTAGCATATTAATAATGTGTGTTAGTTGTCGGTGGTTGAGTTAGCCCCCATTTCGTTCAGTCCCTTCAAGTTGGCGCTGACCAATGGGAGGTCGCCTCCCTCGACGGGCGGCATGTTCTCGGCACGTCGCCAATCGTTGACGGTGTAGATACCTGCTGCTATCGTCTGCGTCTGGTACTGCACGCGGCTTGCGAGGTCGCACGCATAGAGGCTGCGACGGTCGAATTCGAAGCGGCGCTCACAACAGAGCGAAGGCTCGATGAGCTTGCGGTGGAGTTCGCTCTCTATCTTACGGAGTAGGGGGTTGAGCGTGTTGGAGAGGAAAGCAACGTTGGCCATTTCGGCACTCTTGTAGTTGTTGCTCGTGTCGTCAAAGACGAATGAGGGGTGAACCCCGAAGAAGCGACAAAGCTCACGCACCGTAAACTTTCGGCTTTCGAGAAATTGCATGTCGGTGCTTGAGAGCGAGAGTTGGTTGAACTTTACTTGCCCTGGTAGGCTGACTATCTTGCGCCCTTCTGAGAATGATTGGTCGAGGTCGGTGGCCGTCTTGGCCAGTTCATCGTCTTGATAGTCGCCAAATCCGCGCACGCTCGTGTCGTTGCCTACGATGCCGCGCACGTTGCCTCCATTGGCAAATCGGTTGAGCGTCTCATTATCACCTGTAGCGGCTATCTGCGTAGTAAGGCGCGCAAAGGCCAAGGTGCTGATGCCCTGTTGTCCGTCGATGGTGAGGTTTTTGAGGTGTATCACTTCTTCCTCCGCGAAGGTACCGCTAAGGCGGTTGGTCATGTCCATTACCGTGTAGGTGCGATTAATGGTGTCGTGACTCACTGTGCCAGGTTGGCAAAGCACAAGGCGATCTACCTCAAGCGAGGGCGAGTACTGCGGCACGATATAAGCATTACCCGTCAGCAACATCTGCTGCACGGCTTGCGCCCAGAAGTCGAATGCGGAGTAAAGCTCGTTGGGTTGCACGCTCAATAGGTAGTGGAGGCGCGACTGGCGGTCGTCGACGAAGATGCCGCCCTTTAGCTTCATATAACGGAGGGGCAAGTTGGCCACACTCTCTGAAAGTAAACGCACGCAGCGATAGACGGTGCTAACGGCCAAGGGATCAGCCGCTGCGGAGGTGAAAAGCGGCAAAGCCCCCGCGCGTACAGTCCTACCCTCTGGCGATGAGTTAGCACCCTCGCTGCTGCGTTTTATCTTGAATAGTCTGCGTAATACGTTCATACCCTACGCGCAAAAGGTGTGTAGGTGGTACCACCTTTTGGCGTTTTTTGGAGAAAAAAGTGAGGATTGCTTGGAATAATATAACATTATTGCTATATTTGCAGTGTTTAAAACAATGTTCTTTGAAATTATGAAGCAGAATGAATTTTATGCCCAATTGCGTTCTATTGGTTGCGTTTTGGTGAAACATGGAGCTAATCATGATATATGGTACAGTCCAATTACCAACAAAAAATGGCCAGTGCCACGTCATGGAAGCAAGGAGTTAGCCAAAGGCACTGAACGAAGAGCGCGTAAGGAGTTAGGATTATCTTTTGAATAATTCTTACTCCGCCCTTCGGGGCATAAATCTGTAGATTGTTTCAAAGTATCAGTTGGTTTAGACAAAGGGGTGCTACTTTTAGTAGTTGCCCCATTTTTCAATAGAAAGCGGTAAAATATTAATACGATATGAAAAAGGAGAAAGTTACAGTGACGGTCGAAAAGGATACTGACGGCCGTTTTGCTTGTTACGTTGATAAAGAGTTCGCGCACTTTGGCCTTGCAGGATATGGCAACACGGTAGCTGAAGCAAAGGCCGACTTATATGCGTGTTACAACGAAATGAAGGAGTTAGAAGAGGCAGAAGGGCGCAGCATTCCTGATCTGGAATACACCTTTAAGTATGATATACAATCCTTCTTTAACAACTTCCCTTACTTAAACATCTCTCGGGTGGCCGAAATGGCCCATATTAATCCAACTTTGATGCGCCAATATGCTTGTGGTGTGACCAAAGCTGGTGAAAAGCAATATGACAAATTGCAGGAGGCTGTAAAGAATATTTCGATGCAGTTAGCATCGGCTACCTTTTAAAATAGCAAGCATTCAAAGAACGTTTTTAGACACATTTATTTTGCCACGCGCGCTTGCCGCGTGGCTTTTTATTGCTATCTTTGCAAGGTAACTGTTAATTAAACAACTCATAATAATCAATGATACCCCCCGTTGCGAAACGCGGTGTATCTTTTTTATCCCACTTTTTTCATTTTTCTATTTTTCGTATTAATGCAAAAGCGCCCCACCATTGTTACATGGTGGGGCGCTCGATTGTTTTGCGCCCTCAGGTGGCGGGCGCGATGTGTCAAATAACTATATGAAATACAAAGTACCTGAATGGGGAGGTTACGGACGTACGAAATGAACGCCCGACAGGGTTTGCGCAAAACTGCTTATGCCGTTTTCTATCTTTTCAATAGTGCGTGCTGAGGGGCGTGAAGTCCCATTAATATAATGTGATAATTGCCCTTGATTGACGCCAGTAATGCGTGAAAGACCTGCTAACGTAAACGCATAGGCATAGTGCTGTAAGAAAGAGGCCATATCGTAACAGAAGTCAAACTCTACTTCTTCAAATGCTTCGTTATGGCTCTTGAAATATTCTTTTGTCTCGTTGTAATAAGTCATGAAGTCGTCCTTAGCTTCATCAAGCGTAGCACCCTCAGCCGTTATAAGATAAGATAGCGTATCGTCGTCCATGTAAATACTGTAGCGCCCCTCTGAGGAACGCTCGATAATTGCTTTTACTTCTTTCATTGTTTCTTCCTGTTTTTCGTTATTAGAACAATGCAAAGATACTAATATCCGTATTAACGGCAAAGGACTACAAATTGATACGCTTTTCTTACCGCTCATAATCTATAAACAGTCTCAAGCACATGAGCATCGTTATGAGTCCGTCAATCTTTTGATAGCGAGCGCGCTTAATGGGTTTAGAGTTGCCGAGGTTGTCAGTGTCGAGTATGGCATTGCCAAAGCAGTAGGCGTTAATCGGGTTAGGATTGATGAAGATATGCCCCGTCTTGCAGCCATGTTCAAAGGATTGGACGGGGGCAGTAAAGTTGCCATACGTCTGCTTCACTCCGCGCAACACGTCACGTGCGCCTGATGCGGCCAACATGTTGATAAGTTCTTGGCTCTTCCAAGGGTCGTAACCAATAGAGAGTATGCGCACGGAGCGGTTGACGCGCAACACGTAGTCGACGATCGTGCGGTAATTGATGACAGGGCCTTGCGTCAGCGTGAGGTGGCCCTCGGCCGCCCACTTGCGGTAAAGACGCTCGTTGGGGTGGCCCGCCAGGGCTTCATCGGGGAAGAAGTAGGCCGTATGGAAGGTGAACGACTTCTCTTCGGGCGAGTAGAAGCCAGTCGTCACGGCCGAGAAGTCGTCACTCTCGCTCAAGTCGATAGCCACCATTGCATCGGGACGGCCTTTGATCGCGTCGAGCGTGAAGGGACGCATGATGTCGTTGGCGAGGGTGGCCGTTATCCATGAGCGCTGCTGCTGTTCGGCATAGACGTTGAGCAACTTCGTGCGAAAGGCCAACATCGCCTCCGCACCGTCGCGACGTGCTGCACGATATTCGGCTTCGTAAAATTCGAGGCTAACGGTCACGCCCATGTGGGGGTGGACCTTGCGCCACGTCGAGGGTTGGTCCTCTGGGTCGTCGACGTCGGGTTCGAAGAGGTGGGCAAATACGCTGTCGTCGTCCACCTCGCCCAGTAGCAGACGTTTGTAGCCTTGCAACTTGGCGTAGAATGGACCTTCAAACACGTCGCTCGCGGTGGTGATGATCACCGTAAGGGGGTTCTGCCTAACGCCCATAGAGGTAGTAAGCACGGTGAGTAGTTCATTTGTGCGCGCTTGGGAGTATTCGTCGATTAAGACGGTCGAGGCGTTCAAGCCGTCCTTGGTGCGGCTGTTGCCTGTCAGACACTGAGCAAAGGCCGTGCGGTCTTGGCGTCGGCTCTTAATCACGTCTTCATTCACCGTATAGCGTAAGCCGCGCGGGTCGAGCCTACGCACGCAGCCGCGCAGGACGTTGAAGCCTTTCTTCGCTTGGTCGTAAGAGTTGGCGCCAAAGTAGCACTCAGCATTGGCATCGCCAAAGAAGAGATCGTAGAGGGGGAAGGCAGCACCTGAGGTAGTCTTCGAAAACTTTCGGGGTACAAACAGACATACCTCACGCACGATGCGACGCCCCTTTTCCCAAAATCCATAAACGGCCGCGAACTGGAAGCACTGCACGGGCGTCAACTTGTAGTGCTGCATGCCTTCCTTGCCAGGAAAGTAGAGCGACTCGTAGAAGAGGTAGAAGCGGCGCACCTTGCGAGCGTCAAGCCCATAACGCTTCACCATACGCAGGAAACGCTCAACGGCCAACTGCTCCCAAAGGTTATGCTCGGTGGGGCTGTCGCGCACCATTGATACGTACACGTAGAGCCGAGGGTCGACCGCCTCAAGGTGGTACGACTCCAACGATTTAGCAGTGAGCGAACGCGATACGCGCTGCTTCTCCTCTCGATAGCGGTGGGCTTCTTCTTCGGTCATTCTGATAATGTGCTAATGTGATAATGTGGTAATGCTTAATCAATGCGCAAATGCTTAATCAATGTGCAAATGTGCAAATGTGCAAATGTGCGAATGGTCGCCTTTGTACGCTGAGTATTTAAAACATTATTCAATCATTTGCACATTTGCACATTCGCACATTTGCACATTGATTAAGCATTCGCACATTAAACTACTGTTCATTAATGAGCTTTTGGGTTAGGTCTATCAATGGGTCGGAACTCTGGTCGGTGGTCAACTCCTCAGTGGTGAGTTGTAACTGCTTCATCTGTCGCGTGACGGAGGCTTGTGCGTCGCGCTGAATTTTAAACACGGGGTGCGGCATCATCTTGCGGCCGTAGCGTGTCTCCTCCCACACGACGGTGGTGTCGAGGCTGTCAATCTCATCAGTGGCGAGTTCGAGCGTGCGCATAGCTCCTGCCAACGATTGTATCTGCATTTCGAGGCTGGTGTTATAAGTACCCGACTTTTTGAGTGCCTTGGTGATGCGGGCATACCATTGTTTGGTGGTGCGTGCCATTTTATTAATGTGTTAATGTGAGAATGTGCAAATGCGTGGTCAATGTGCAAATGTGCAAATGTGCAAATTGTCGCCTTTGCACACTGAGTAATTAAAACATCATTCAATCATTCGCACATTTGCACATTTGCACATTCGCACATTTATTAATTATTGTTTAAGGGTGTTGAATTGCCCAAAGTTCCATAAATCGAAAAAAATGCTCGCGCAAAAAAAAGGGTTTGGGCGGGGTTTAACGCCACCCCCCACCCCTTAAAAAAACATGCCCCCCATGTGAATGGGAGCGCCATTGGTGATGAGGGCAGGCTTCGTTTGCTCTGTTTTGGTACGTTTTCGGCCGTTTTCTGTACGCTTTTCGGTCGTTTCGGTACGTTTTCGGCTACTTTTGGGCGCTTCACTCGTCGCCAAAGAAGCGTTTGTTAACGCTTTCGGCCTGCCGCGCCTTGCGTTCGGCATTCGCCTTACGGCCAGAGCGGCCTATCTCTGTGTGCGTCAGCACGTGGCAGTCGTGGCAGAGGGCGCGGAGGTTGTGTGCATCAAACATGAGCCGCTCCTTCTCCCTCGCGGTCGTACCCTCTTCGACTGGGCGCACGTGATGCACCTCAGTAGCAGCCGTCGTGCGACCCTCAGCCTCACAACGTTGGCACAGAGGGTGAGCCGTGAGTACCATGCGTCGTAGTTCCAACCAGTGACGCGTGTGTATCATTCGCTTGTAGTCTTTGTCTTTAGCCATAGTCTTACGAAATATTATTCAATCCTCCTTCGGTGGTGGCGCACAGTGGGCGTTGTGTTAGAAGGAGTGCGCATAGAGGTAGCCATGCGCTCAAAGGTGGCCGCGATGTAGTCCTCATCATCGTCAGTGGTGGAAGTAGCCTCAGCCTCAGCCACCATACGCGCATATACACGCAAAAGTACGACGCACATCTCGCACGTCGTACTAAAGCGATAAGTCTTGCGTATGCGCTCCAGCTCTCGATATAGCTCGGGCGGCACGCTGAGGTTAATTCGTCGTCGCGTCACTGTTATTTTTTAATATGCTAATGTGCAAATGCGTGGGCAATGTGCAAATGTGCGAATGTGCAAATGTGCAAATGATTGAATAATGTCTTAATTACTCAGCGTACAAAGGCGACCATTCGCACATTTGCACATTCGCACATTCGCACATTAACTCTGGACCAGTACTAAGATACAAATAAATTGTGTCATTATCAAGTGCCTTTACAACTTCAATTGTCGTTTAATCTCCTCCTCGTTATGATGCGTGATAGCTTCATAGCGACGGCCGTCATCATAACCCTCGGCACGGCCCTTCTCGTAACCGTCGCGGTAGCCTTCCTTGTGGCCGCGCTCACGGCCTATCGTGTAGCCTTCTTTCCAACGCGATTGACGAAGGCGCGCCACTTCGTCGGCCATTGCCTCCTCGGCTCGGTAGCGGCCGAGCTTATACGTGAGCCATAGCACGACATATACGGACGTGGCGTAAAAAAGAAATGTCAGTACGTCTTTTAACATGGGTATCATCGTTTATTGTTCTTTATTCAATTCGTCTAAAAGATTTTGAGCGCAAGCCTTCGCCCACCAAAGTTCCTTTTCGGAAGCCTTACTTGCTGAGAACTTCCTAATGGTCAGCCAGCCTAACAATACTTGGCCTTGTACTGCATAATCCTTTGTGAGTGTGGTCTCGGACTCTTTAATTCTGAATGCAGTCATTTCGAGCAATGTTGTTCCTTTTGTAGCCATAGTGTGTTACTTCTTATTGTAAGTATTTTAATTGTTCAATGTCCTCATTGCTTAGTGCGTTGGGCGAGAGTCTTAGTATCTTGTCTAAGTGAGCGCGCACGCAGCGAGGGTAGCGCAGCCGCCCGTCAGGACGACGGCTGAGCCAAATGATGCGCGCGCCCGCCTCTGCTTCCTCGGAGCGCGCAAAGAATGGATTAAATGTAGTTTTCTCCATAGTTCTTCAACCATTCATCTTCATAGTGCAGCCATTTATCTTTAAAGTCAGCCATTACTCGGTCGTTGTAAGTTTTGTGCCTCTCCTGAAATAGGGCGAAAGTGCTTTTACACCCTATAAAGGGGGTTAACTCAATGCGAATAACATCACACCTACCGCTAAAGCTAACCTCGACGATGCTTGCACGTGTGTTAAATTGCATCGTCTGTGTCTCACGTAGGTAGTTTAAGATGTCGGCCTTCTTCGTCTTCTCAATCGGTGTCATTTTATCACGCTTTGAAGTTGTTCGTAGATGTGGCGGTCGCTCTTCATGCGCAGCAGCGCACGTCGCACCTTGTCGCGATACTCATCATTGTCGCCTGTGCGATCGGCTATGAGCAGCACTATATCGGCATAGTAGTCGCTACACTCGCAAGCATCGTCGGCACACTCAATGCCGTAAAGCTCCTGTGCAAAGCTATCCCATGCGCGGCGCGCACGGTGGGTAGCTTCGAGGGCGTACTTTAGGCGCTGCTTCAATCCGTGCTTCATGCCGAAGCCTAATCGCTCAACACGCGTCTCAGCGTTGAGCATAAGCGTACTTGTCACGTCGCCCATGAGGTAGGCCACGTTGGTAAGAATGCGCGTGGCCTCTGGTATCTGTTCACGGGGTACGAGTTTTTCTTCCTGTTTCATAGTGTGTAAGAGTTATAGATTGTTGTGTGAAAGTGCTTCATCGGAAGCACGAGAATTTAAAGCCATACTCCTTAGCTCTGCGCTCAGTGGATAGACTGCGCCGTGTATCGGGCGCGAAGTACCAGAGCATGGAGCGGCTCTGAGTGTAAGGAATGTAACCAAGTAGAGACAACGTTTGGCGTATCTTCCGCGTCTTCTTGCTATGCGCGGGGGCGAAGTAGAAGTTATGGTGCGGCTCTTGGCCACTCATGATGCGGAGTTCGTCCATGCGTCGTTGGCGGTGGAGGCGTCTCCCCCGCTCCTTGTAACGCTCCTTGTAGAGTTCGGGGTTTGCCTTCTTATCTATCACGTAGTAGGCGCGAGCGTGGAGCATAGCGTGTCGCAGCGTCTCACGCTTGTAAGTAGGGTCTTTCTTCACTTCATAGGAGTTGGCCAACTTATACACCATATCAATTCCACACCCCAACTCGTGGGCCATGTCCTTAGCTGGCGTAATGGGGAAGCGACTCCTAAACATTTGTTCGCCTTCGGGGGTAAGGCGGTACGCTCGCCTCCCCTCCTCTGTGTAAATGTACTTCGGGTTGTACATAGTATTCGGTACGTGTTGTAATGTTCGTTATGATTGTTGCGTTTTTTTTGTCTCCTTATCGCGCAAGAGGATAAAGCCTCTACGCTCACACTCGCGTAGCAGTTCGTAATCATCAGACGATATCATGCAGGGCGTTTCGCCATTGATGTTGACGTAACCGCTCGGCATTCGAAACCGCTCACAGATGCGGAGCCGCGTTTCACGACGGCAGCGCCAGTAGACCACTACGTAGATGAGTTGTGCCATAGTGCTTTATCCTTTTCGATCCTTTTTGTTTTACCTGAAACTTCCGTTTTTGAATACAACGACGTGCATCATTTCGTTCATGCGGTCAACCAATCGCACGCCATACCTCTGCCGCAACTCTTGCCCCGTTAGGTTGGTAGTGACAAGGGTGAAGAGGCCACGAGCGTAACGCGCCTCAAGTAGCTCGGTGATAGGCTCTATCACATTGCCGTAGTCGACCACCTCGGCAGGCTCTGTACCTACATCGTCAATGGCCAACACCCCAATGCTCATGAGGCGATCTTTCGTCGTCTTGTAGGTGGCAGCTACGTGGCGAGCCTCAACGAAGCGTACCGTGTCGAGGTCGTACTGCATGAACTCCGTTGGCAACATACTCCGCGCTCTGAGCCATTCCACGGCATTCTGCAGGGCCAACGCCAAGGTAGTCTTACCATTGCCCGTTGTGCCACAGAATAGCAGCCCATTGGGTTGCGGCCCAGTAAGGTGGTGAGCCACTTCGCCTACGATGCGCGTCGTATCTTCGTCCATTTGCAGCGTGCGCCCTCTGCGCTCCACCTCCACCTCGTAGGCAGAGTAGAGCAGACAATAAGCGTCTTCGACCGCCAGGGGAAGCCTAAAGGCGTGTGCTGTAGTCCGCTGCCGAAGTAGCTGCGACATCAACTCCTTTGCGTCGGGCAAGGGAGCTGGCATTGCTATTTTTCGTGCCATGACAGTTGCGATTTTGTTGTTGTTGAATGCGAAGCCACGAAGTAAAGTGGCGTTTGAGGTCGGTGAGGTCGGTGTGTTGCGCCTTGTCGTTGACGCGACAGTCGAGCGCAAAGGCGTCAAGCCACTCGTGTAGCTCATCACCGCCCAAGTGGTAACGCATACGCACCAACTCACACCATGAAGCCTCAGCCCTCAACGATGCTAACAATCCCGTAAACGAGGCTTCAACGTCTTCCGTCGTCGGTGGCGACGGTGGCGCTTTTTCTACATCGTCTTTTTCTTTACTTTCCTTTACTTTACTTTGTGTACTTTCTTGCACACTTTTGCGCAGAAATGGTGCTTTCTTGCACAAGTTTGTACATTTATCGGCTTTTTTACCGAAGATTGATACATCTTTCGTCGGACTTTCGACAGTTTCAGTCGAATTTTCGTCGATAAGGTTGTATCGCTCAATCGATGCTGCACGCCTACTATCTACACATATCTTTTTGTATCGTTCTTGAATACCTCTACTCGTCAGTACACCTTCCTCGTCAAGCATACGCCTGTCTAACAACCCTAACGTAAGGCAGCTCTCTAAGACTTCTTGTATATACACCTCTCCATACCCCGTTTGTTCCGAAATGATGAAGGGCAACTCTTTATCCCACGTCATGAAATACCCACTCTTGTAAATATAGCATAGCAGGAGAGCATATACTGCGATCGCCTTACCACCGTTACGCCGAATTAACTTGCGTATCTTAATATCCTGAAAAAAGTCTACTTCGAAAGGGAAGTAATCTAAGCCCGACTTCTTCTGTCGGCTCATAATTCGTGTGGTTTCGTGTAAAGTCAATAAGTAGCACAACACTGCGGCCTCTCTGTTGCATTCCCCTCACCACTTATTGGGGTGAGGCGGCCTCCTGTGTCATCGCCCGAGTTCGCATTGCAAGGATAGAAAGAACACTCATTGCGTCTTTCCCCCTCCTGTGTCATCCTCTTTCGTATTTGGACTGCGCATTGCAAGCTTCACACCTCACTCACTATTATGTAAGCAATGGGGAAACAACTCACACCGCAGCGTCGTGCTTTAATGGTTGATAGTGTACAAACGGCTTATTTACTCTTGGTCGCTCAGCACCTCAACGATAGGGGTAAGATTGATGCCTAACATCTTAATCTCGCTAAACTCAGAGTCACTTATACACTTGACGAATGTCTCGTAAGCATCAAGCATGTTCGGAGACATGATCAAGTAATTACGCTTACAGATGCGCTCCTGGCCTGTCTCCGCGTTGACGAGAAGGCCTTCACAACGTACCTTATAGAACTTCATTAAGTCGTCATTTAGAGAACTTACCCACAAGGCATCGATGTTGCGCTTCACGCAAGCCTCCACACCTACGTCTTCGACACCGTTATAAGCACATACTTTTTCAGTAGCACGCGACTCAGCCTCAGCGAAAGTGGCTGCACGCACTAACCACGTCTCCTTCATGTTGGTTTTCTCTCCTTTTTCGGTCACACCGTCATAACTGACGCGTACCTCTACCCAAAATCTTCTGTTCATAATTTCCCGTTTTTCGTTAATAAAATGGTTGAGTGAGGAGTGTGGGAGTCGAACCCACTAATGTGCGATTGTTTCGAAGCTTATCCACTGCATACCCAATAACCCAAAACAGTAGACAACGATACCTCTCTTGCCGCCTATCCGATTAACGGCCTATACTCCTCGCATTCCCCATTACTATTCTCACGAACCATAATGGGAGCAATCTTAATAATCTAAACTTACCTTATTCACACGAATGCAACGCGGTCGGGAGTCGAACCCGACTAACGGCCTAAGCACCTCAGCCTATTAGCGAGTGCGGTCTATCCGATTAACCACCTATCGCGTTATATTGACTATTCTATTCCTCACGAACCGAATAGTCCCACCAATTCTATGAAGAAATTAGAAGCCCATGGCCAGCGCGTGACGGGGCAGACAATTAGAACTTTATAAAAAATATGAGTAAAACCATTTCACACCTTTCATTCACCCGCCTTGGCCCTTATCCAGCGCGCTATCTTGATTTTGATAGAGTTCTCACCCTTAGCACGCTCCGTATCGGCATAGCGATCTTCACTATAAGGCGAAGCGCACGCCCAGCGGCTGCAATACGTCATCAAGGAGATGAGCGCGTCAGTCTCGTCGCCACTCTCCTTGTAAGCCGCCAAAATAGATGCAACACAATGGAGAGCATAGTCCATTCCTGCTTGCTCGTAGGTGTAGTCCCTTACCAGGTCAGGGAATTTGCAGCGCTTCTCAACACCGACGATGTAAAGCCTAAAGTCGATTAGCAATAGGTGCAAATCCTTGTTGTTGCGCTTTATCCTTTCTACGTATTCATGTACGTCTCCTTTATCCATATACTTTCCAACCTTTAAAAGTTATAACATACTAACGACCGTCGTAACGCTTACGCATCGCGCGCGTTTCCTCCTCGCGCTGCATCTTCCACTCGGTGTACTCCTTCACCATTTCAGCTTCGTCCCAATCGGGGTGTTCCTGACTCATGGCGTAGTAAGTACCATTGTTCTTCATTTCGTTCAACACCGCGTCCTCGTAATCCATACGGCTGGCGTAATAAAAACCCGTCAGCACAACGGCTGCACAGGCCGCACACTTCGCCACCTTCAGCGCTTTATCTAAAATGTTCATATCGTTTTCCGTTTTTAGTTTGTTTGTTGTTTTGTTATTTTGTCGTTTCTTTCGCCATTCATCAACATCGCCATTCAGCACACCGCAACCGCTTGCAGCATTCAGCCCTCAGCCGTTCTACATGTGCCGCTGCACACACCCCAAGGGCCGCCTCCTGACGCTTCGCTCACAGCATTACCACTGTTCGCGCTTCTGCTTGGCTCTTTTGTCGTTTGAGTCTTGCTCTCGCTCTTGCGCTTGCAGCATCACCACTGCTCGCTCCAAATTCTTTTTAATTCCTGTCCAGTTATAAACATTCGTCCGTTCAAATTCCTAAACCCTACGTTCACGCGCCCGGCATATATCCAACGCCGCAAAGTGCAACGCGCAACGCCCAAAATCTTTGCCGCGTCGCTCATGCCATAGCGGCCCGAGTCGACAACCCTTGGTTCTTCTGTCGTCATAACTTTTTCGTATTATTTTGTATCACCACTCACGACCTTGCGAGTCACTTCGTAAAACTTCCGCCCACGTTCGTCAGTCACTACCCTACTCTTCCACTCTTCTTTGCCAGTCTGAGCATTCAATCTCTTCTTCGCCTGATACAGCCCTTGCGGAGACACGCTCTGAAAATCCAATCGGATACTATCACCCATCACCATTTTGCGCAACGTTGCCGTAACACTCGGAAGCCTTATTAATCCTTTTTTCATACCCTTTTGCTTGTAAACATAACATCGATTCTTTACATTTTGGGGGACTAATGTCCCGCCAAAAGGACCTTTATAAGTCTTTCTTTTTCTTCTATAAGTTTCTTTAGATACTCGTTTTCTTTCTGCAAAAAAGCCACGTCGGAGGCAGCATCCGACGTCAAAAAAGACTCGCTTTTATCGATACTTTGGCTATTCACAAGCATTTCCTGTAGGTTGTTATGGTTTCCACTAACATTTACCGAAGTACTATTGTCCTCAGGTAAAAGCATGTCCCCCTCCCCTGTAAGCAGCCAATTACCATCAACTTGTGGGAAACGTTGCTTGATACGTACAAAATCTAAGGTCTCTCGTGCCTTCCATGTGGATACTGTGCTCTGACGCACGTTTAAAAGTCTGGCAAATAGCGTTTGATTACCATGCGCATATTGCAGCACTAACTGTTCTAATTTTTCTTTATTATTCATTTTTATTGGTCTAAATGTCGCAAAATGCCTAAATAAACGCAAAAACGTTTGGTTTATGTTTGCAATTTATTATATTTTTGCACTCGTAAACAATGTTTACCGAACGCAATAAATGTTGTTTAAACTGCAAATGTAAAGAATCGATGTTATGTTAAATAACGCATGTAAATACACACAAAGCACCCCACTAACGGCTTGCGTTAGTGGGGTGCTTTGCAATATGCGAACACCACCCCCCAAAATACGATGAAACCGACAAAAAAAGCCCCCCACTCACGTGGGAGGCATGCAAAACAAAAAGCATAACGCTTTAATTTCTATTTTAAAGACAACAAAGCTTCACCTATACGGTGCAAACCTTCAACAATACGCGCTCGCTGCTTGTCACGAGGCACTTTTAGCCCCGTTACATAATGCGTCAGCAAAGCTTGATTAATGCCAGTAGCATGAGCAACGGCCGCAAATGTTGTGTACTGCAAACAACAACGCAACAAAGCGGCAGCACCTAAATCCACCTCAAACTCATACACACCACACTTCAACCATTCTGGCAAGTCATCACCATCAGCCACAACGCCTTCAACATGTTCGACAATAGCATCACGCAAATCGCTCATTAACTTTTCATAAGTCGAAGCCGTTACTAACACCATGCCACACAAACGAGCATCATCTGTCACCGCTGCAAAATTCTTATCACTCCAATCCACCTTTACCTTTATCTTTTCCATACTTTTAAAAGTCTTATATATTCTAAGGTTATGGAAAGGTTCAACCCCCTTCCATACCTTTTAATTTACTTTCTCCAACCAGCTTGTCGCCAAATGCTTAGAAGGAGAAAATCGTTAAGCGTTTCACTCATCTTACCTCTTACAGTTACTTTACCCTTCTTCGTGGGGTGCTTGAACTGTCGGTGGTCGCCATGATTGGCCTTAATTTCTACCCAGCCTTCCTTTTTCAGTAGCTGAATAACTTCTCTTACTTTCAATTTATTCATGCGCGTTCCTTTCTGTTTTGCATTACAAAGGTAATAAAATTTATACTTATAGCCAAACATTTTTGGCCATAAAGATATAAAAAACTTTACCCCCTTACATAATCAATCACGCGCCTCACGGCTTCATCTACCTTCTTAGCGTTTCGCCTTATATATATGTCGGCCATTGGATAGGGCGACTTGTGACCTAAAGCAGCATCTATCACTGCATCAGGCACGTCAAGTTCTGAGGCCAACGTTGCCCACGTGTGGCGCGCCCAATAGGAGGTAAGATCGGGAAACAAACCGCTATACACCTTCACCCGTTCTTTCGCCCGTTTGCCCTTATGCTTTACGTACACATAACACGACGGACCAACACGTTGCAACCCGTCATTCACGTTACGAAGGAAGCCCTTCCACGCCTCAACGCCACCACTCAAACGCTCGCCAAAATAAAGCAAACGTTTCACCCCCTTATAACGCTCAATAATCTCCAGCGCTTCAGGTGGAACCGTCAGCCGACACACAACCCCCGTTTTGCTCCGCCTGTATTCAATCTCGCCACTCTCATTCAGCGGAGGCAACTCCATGAGGTCAATCATATTAATGCCCGCCAGATAAAACGAAAGCATAAAAAGGTCGACATACCTCTTTTGCCACTCTTCGCAAGGGTAACGCATCAACCGCCTCAAATCCTCCAACCTTAGCGAGCGTTTCATCGTTTCCTCCTTCTTTATCTTAAATCGCCTAAAAGGATACATTTCGGCCGGTATCACCTCTTCATCTATTGCAGCATTAAACACGGCACGAATATTGCGAAAGTGTATGCCCCGCGTGTTCGTGCTGCAGGTGTCAGCCATCCAAACCTCAAAATCCTTCAGCCACCCCACCGTCACATCTTTAAAGCACAACTCCTCCAACTTACAAAACTTCCTCAACTTCTGTAAAGTCATTTTATACACGCCCGCCGTTCTTTCCTTCTTACACCGACTCACAAACGTTTTCTCTAAAAAAGGAAATAGGAATAGCCAAAGCAATATGCAAACCTCTAGTATTAGTCTCCAAAACCGCACAAAAATCCTGTCTCTCCAAATTAGGAGAGATGGCACATGTGTAAAAAAGTATTTTTCTCTTCTAGCTCAAAGCTATACGTGGGCATCCACAAGTATCCAAGGCTTTGGCTAATTTCAGAAAACGGA